AGATACAAGACCGCTAAGAAGTATGGTGTGAAAAAGAATGTAATCAATGTTAAAAAATTTACCGATATGGTCAAGTTATTCTTGGGCGACTCAGAGAATAAAGCTTTGTTCGCTCAGAAGAACGGCGGCGAAATTACCGGAAGCTCTATCGCGTCATATCTCAAAAAGTTTATCGTTTTAAATTTGAACGAGGGCCAAATAATCAAAATAGTTCTTAAGCAAGCAGATGAGACAGGGTCTTATAATATGCTACGGACAATTGCTAACAATCGAGGGACATCAATCTCGGTATTGTTAAGCGAGTATGATGTGAGTAATATCTCACAACCAAACACAGAAATAACGAATGAACAAACTCAGACTGTGGTTCAGGAGGTGGAGGTCGATGTATAGTCTTTATTGTTGTATGTATAGAACATTTACTCATAATATAGATATAACTTGAATAGATGGAGAGAATTTTAAATTAAACTATATGATTAGAATCTTAAAAAATATTATATTGAATAACAATTAAATATTTTTAAACTATTTGTCTCCGCCGATTGAAATCGCATAAGCAATAATTATTGAAGAAATGACGCTTGTTGCTCGGGACTTCTACGCACTGGAATAAACTCTTAAGCGTCTTGTATTTGGTTCGTTTATATACCAGGTCGTTATAGTTCAACAGCTTGCACCTGAGGAGAATGTCTTGTTTACTCGAGAACAAGCCCGCATACCCTATTCGGGTTTTTTCAAAATCTGAAAACATAACCAGAAAATACAATTTTTTCCCCATTTATATAGTGGTGATAGATTATAATTTTATGTTTATTCCACGCGCTGTTGCTAATTCTCGCATTTGTGTGGCTGTGGTATTTTTAAATTGTGTGTTTAACATTATATAAGCTTTATTACCCGGTAAGTTTTCCAATTCCTCGCGCAATTGGGTTCTAGTCTTTTTTACAGTTATTCTTGTTCTTTTTTTTATGACTGGCGCTATTGCTTCTTTAGTCATGCGTATCTCTTCGTCATCAATAACTTCTGTGTCCATTGCTTCTTTATCTTCTACAGCTGTAACCATTTCACTTAACAAATCACCGACAACAGATTTAGTTTCATCTTCTGCGTCCATTGCTTCTTTATCTTCTACAGCTGTAACCATTTCACTTAACAAATCACCGACAACTTCTTTAGTTTCATCTTCTGTGTCCATTGCTTCTTTATCTTCTACAGCTGTAACCATTTCACTTAACAAATCACCGACAACTTCTTTAGTTTCATCTTCTGGTTCAGTCACAACAGGAACCGGCTCATAGTATACTTTCTCTCTTGGAAATGCGACAAGCTTCTTAAATATGGTTTGTGATTCTTGTCGGTAAGCGGTTAAATCACCCCGTAGCCGTTCTAATTCTTTAGCATTAACAGCTCTAATATTGCGAAAAGTATTTGATACATTTTGCGAATTAGCATTTGCTTTAGGCTGATGGTTGATGACAGCGGGGAAGGGTGGGGTATACATATTGAATTGATACGGTTGAGGATTGCGCGCTACATCAATAGCACTACGAGGTTTAGGAGGAGGGTTGGATTTACGCCTTTTCTTTTTCTTCTTTTTCGGTTTCAAGTCGCTCAGGATCACCTTTACAATCTGCGTCACATTTTGGCTTTGAGATGTTTTTCGTGTCTTGAGAGTCATTATTATATATTGTATTAGATAAATTGTTTGTTAACGTTACAGATTCATTTCTTATGATTAATGGCGGGATGCGTGCATCCTCGAGTTTTCGATTTTCTAAATCGCACATATACGCTAAAGTTTCGTCGTCAAATCCGTTAAATTTCTGCTTATATTCGGTTTCAGATACAAAGTTTGGATCAAGCTTATCCATATCAATTAGCGATTCTTTCGCGTCATCTTGGAAGCTGTTGAATTGGGCGACAAATGTTTTAATCTCATCAGCGTTCCAATCACGGTCATGATAAACGTTGTCGTTTAGTATACTATCAATATTATTCTCGAGTAGATCGAATTCTTCTTGTGTTTGTAATTTTTTAATATTATTCATATATATATATGCCTCAGAAAAAAATAATTCGTGAACCCGTTGAAAAGCTTTCCTCTGAAGCTATTATTGAAATCACCGAAGATAGCTCGTCCGAAGAGGAGGACGATGCACCGATGGTTAAACCGGTAAAGAAGGCAAGGTCTGCTAAGCAGGTTGCCGCTACCCAGAAGATGCTGGCAACTAAGCTACGTAATAAAGAGGCTAAACTAGCGAAGGTTGCCGACCCTTCTTTAGACGTTATCGTAAACCCGGTAAAATCTGTAGATTTCGAAGATGATGAGATTAAGTTCGCTCGACTGATGAATACTTATAAAATGAAACATGATGACCCTAAACCAGCTCCAGTAAAAAAGCCACGGAAACCACGGGCTACTAAAGCTGAGGTTGCTGCGCGTAAGGCCGAAAGGGTAGTTGTTGAACCCGCAGCACCGCCGCCACCTACACAATTGACCCGATCTAAACCTGAGATGCTCTTTGTTTAACCAGAGAGAATAATATCAAATAGAGAGAATAATACTATATATATATATATAAATTCAGTAAATTTATTTATCTTATTTTACTTAATTTTACTTAATTTTACTTGTTTAGGTTTCATATTGTGTTTTCCAATCGACAGATTATGAAACCATTTAGAATTATGCTAGTTGACTATTTACCTTTCCAATTATTGAATATGAAACCTAAACAAGTAAAATTAAGTAAAATAAGATAAATAAATTTACTGAATCTGGTAGTTTAATATTTGTTCTCTCTAGCTATACATATGATACTCTATATTATAAGTGAATGTTCTATAGTTAATGTATCAATGATGTATATATAACAGCGTCTTCAAACCCGCTCAATTACAATTTAGTTTTCCATTTCATTTTATATAAATGTCTATAATATAAATGTCATCTATAACAGAGATTCCGAATGAGGATTTAGATATATCAAAAATACAAATGCAATGTGACAAAAGAATAACAGACGCTAAGGGCCGTTCAGTAGCCGCTCCTCTCATGGACACCAGCCATTTTTATATCATATCGGGAGCGAGTGGATCGGGAAAATCAAATCTCATTGTTAACCTACTGAAGAGCAATAAAACCACGAAAGACAAGAAACATAAAAAAAGTTATAGGAATGCTTTTGATAATATAATTCTGGTTAGCCCCAGTGCACACACGATAAAAGATTCGCCTCTAGAAAATATATCAGACGATCAGAAATTCGATTCTATATCCGAAGATATGTTCGATTTAATAGATTCTATGACCGAAGACGGTGTAGAAGAAAATAAGCATACACTGTTGATTTTAGACGATGTATCAAGCCAATTGCGAACAAAAGAAAACGAGAAAATGTTAAATCAGCTCGTGAAAAATCGGCGGCATTTAAATTTAAGTATTTGGATTGTGACCCATAAAGTGACCGATGCACCACCATCAATGAGAAGTAACGCGAATTTGATATTTCTATTCAACCCTAAAACCAATAAAGAAGTGTTGACGATACAAGAAGAATATATGATGATGCCGAAGACCCGTGCAACCGAGCTGATGGACGCCGCATATAAGGACCGATACGACTTCTTATTGATCGATACCTCATTAAGGACGGGCAGCGATTTCAGATATTTCAGGAATTATAGCGAATTGATATTTAAAAACTAAAAACGAAATTGAATTTTATTCTCGACTAAATATATAACTATGAGTATTATAGACGATATCGCGAAAGGAATCCGTGATGCTGACAAGAAGGGAAAACTACAGAGGCGCAAGCGGCGGCAGAACAAGAAGCAGGCCAAAGCGAAGAAGGCAGGCGACACTGCTGCTGTGAAGATGTTTGCCGCTCGTAAAGAAAAGACTTCCAAAAAATCAAAGAAGAATCAGAAAGAAATTAATAAGCTGGGCGCATCAGTGCTGAAGCGCGCAGGTAAAGCTGCTATCGTCGCTGGTGCTGGCGGCGGCAACCCTGCCTCGCTTGGTGCTGCAGGATTGGCCTTCGTATCATAAAATACGATAAATAAAATATTGTCCTTATATAATATGGACTTACACCTTTTAGATTTAGCAATTCAAAATAACATTATAATGTTTCAACGACCGACATATAAATATATTGATCAATTGAACAGATATCATTCCCATTATTGGAGCGACAATTCTTGCTTCGGAAAATATTCGAATGGGTTGATATTAGATTCAATCGGATTAGAAAAATATTTTAAAACAGAATTCTTACGTCATGATGTTGATCTTGAATGGGCTAATTACAGATTAGATATTGCATTGAATGAAATTAATAAACTTACTTAAATAATATAGAGTATATATATATATAATATGAATACAACAATTCCAACACCAACTCCACCTATGCTTCCTAGTAGACCGCGACAATCTGTGTTTAACGAGACTTATCGCAATAAACACCGAGAGAAATATAACGCATATATGAAAGAGTATCAACGGGTTCGTCGTAATGATCCGGTAGTTAAAGCAAAGATTCGTGGATATCAATATAAATATTATGAAAAGAAAAAGGCGCAAAAGCTAGCTCGTGCTCAATAAATAGATTTTTAAAATATGCT